ATCAACTTCCTGATTAATTATTGCCTGAGTTATATCAGCATCAAAACTTAAAATTACTTTTACCTCTATATCATTTAAGTCTTGCAGTGAAGAACAAGGGAGCTTCTTCATACCAAGATCTAATCTAACTTTCCCCGTTTGTATAGTAATATTTCTTGTGAAAACAATGGGGAAGCCCAACGATGTAAAGTTATTACTCCCCATTAGTCACACACTTCCCCAATATCAGAAATCCTTGTTTTATACTGATCAGCGGCGGCCTTTTCTGATTCCAACGCACAGTCAAAAGCACCCTGCAGGAAGGCACCCTTTTCTATGTCTACACCCTTATATTTACAAAGAACTTCTTCATCAATTTCCATATCGATATCTACGTTGAAATAATGATCAATATATTCCACTATATTTTCCTGTGAAGTTCCGAATTTCAAAGGTATTAGAACTTCAGTACTGGTTGCGCCTTCCGTATCTTCCTCTACTCTAAAAATCTCTATTTCAAAATTTTCTCTTTGTGAAACCGTATTGGCTTCATTTATTTCTAATAAGAGAAAGTCTTTTCTTATCTCAACAAAATTTTGATTATATGTTGTTATATCTCTTATACTTTCATCATGAAATAGTGGATCCGGACCTGGATTGTTGCTTCCTACTATTTTTTTATATCTTACATACTCTGTATTGACTTGGGGAATTCTATAGTTTGGCCCAGAACCAGAATAAACCATATTAGATGTAGACAAATTACCCTTTAGAAAATCAATATCCCAAGCGGGCGCATTCTCACTGTAATAGTCCGAAATGCCTAATTCAGAGTTCAAAGAATATTCCCTTTCAAAATAATTTTGAAGATTTTTGCCGTCATAAACGTAAACATTGGACGCATCAAGTTCAGCAGTCCTGTAATTTATTTGACAATGGTTTCTTGTAGTCTCTTTTATTCTTTCCTCTGTTGTGTTTTGAGCTTCAGAATGTCCAACATATTCGCTATCATATAGAATATCATCGTCAAAGAAAGAATAAAACTCTGGCGTAAACTCACCCAAAGATAACAGATATCTCCCATATGGGGTAAGTTGGACTTCCAAAACTTCTTCTTTTCTATCAAAAAACGACACTACAACTAACCTCTAAATAATTAGAAAACAACTCTATTCTTCATCAGATTTATTTTAAGCACCATATATGCTTCAAGTCGTCCCCTTCACATTATGCTTGTGGGTATCATCAACAGGAACTCCTTCGACAGAAGGTTGGGTCGGGTCGGTGGTGGTCGCGGTACTACTCAATGGAGAAACTGGAGTTTCAATAATAACTTCCGCATCCACTTTAACCAATTCAACCAAAGAGAAGAAATCATATGGCCAGTTATAAGAATATCTAAATTGGTTTTTGTCTTTGGCTATACCCTTTTGCAATTCAAACGTAAAACCTTCTTCTCTTGCAGAATTTGCTAACATATCATAATAATTATCTGATGCCTTTTGCTTAACCTTGAAAACCATCCATCGTAAAGAATCCTCAAGTTCCCCACCCATTAATTCATTTTTTGTTAGTTCATGACTAACCATGGAAGATTGGGTTTCAAACTCCCTACCAAGTTCTGGCGATAAGTTCTGCCAGATATCAAGCAAATCTCTTCTAGAAAATGTATGTTCGAATTCGAATATATACATTACCACCGGAGTGACTCCCTCATTTGTAAGAAAGTCAAACTTCGGAGGAAATACATAATGTCTCATTTTTTTGACCATAGAAACTATCGATTGGCCAGCAGTACCTTCGAAGTCTTTATCAAGCTGTATTGCCTTTAAAGCATCCTTAACTTGTCTCTCAGAGATATTAAAGAACCTCTTCTTAGTGCCTCTTTCAACATAAGGAATCGCCACAACTGCCTCACGCACAGTCTTCTCTTCCAAAACTTGACCCAATTTAATCGGATCTTTTGTAAATCCCATCAAATCAGCCAATGAACCGGTAAGTTCTTTATTGTTCAGTTCTTCGTCGTTTAGATCCTGAACTTCTACAAAGATACCGTTACCCAAGCCCGGTTCAGCGCCATACTGATGCCACATACCTTTTGAAACCGAACCAGATCCAAATTTTGGCATTGTAACATTAACATTTGCGAAATCTAATATTGGAGTTTCCCATTTAGGTTGAATGATAGCAACACTTGGAGCATTTGCATCGTCCTCAATACTAGTGGGCTCACCGGTGATGGGGTCATACACAGCTTTTTTGGTCCTTGCAATATCCAAAAGATTAAATGAGGAAGAGATATGCATTTGATTCTTAGCAGCAACACTGGAAGGCTGCTCGCCATTTCCAAAATATTGCTCTCCAACTCTGAAATAACTTGAAGATATGTTACTAACAATTTCATCAATAGTAAAGAACTTAGTCTCAGTGGGTCTGAACACCATTTCAACATCAGCATAGCCATCCATATATGGAGGAGTAAATGGTTCATAGCTCTCATTATATTTAATATAATCAGCGTGGACGGGAGGTCCAAAAGCAGAGCGTCTTGAATACATCGTTATAGAAGGCTGAGTGAAGTGTGATCCAGTAATGGATATATCTTGACCACCGGAATTATCACGAGGAGTATTTGACTCCAATTGCGCTCGGCGTGAAATCCTACCATTTCGAAGAACAACACGCATTCGATATTCATTTCCAGCAATTGCTTTGAAATATTTCTTATTATCATCTTTAGCAGAAACTACAGTAGTAACTCCTTGATCCTTAAGGAAGAATCTAGGCACTTCTGCAAGGAAGTTATTCATAGCTAACTTATACAGAGGTTTACCAGATCCATCCCATGATGAGGTTGAATTAATCGAGGCAGATGGATGAACTTCATAGTCAACAATATTGTGACCAGCTAAATGGTTTTCAGGAGAAACAAGAAGTTCAAATGGCAGTCGGGCCCCGAAAGACGAACTTATACTATGACTTGAAGTCCACTCATTATTTATATCAAAAGTGGCCACATGGCTTGAGAAAGATGAAGTCATAATAGGATGATCGACAGCGATTCCAGACTTAATTGAATTATAAAGCACACCCGGCGAGAAGAAAGGCGCTAAAAAGGTTCGTATGCTGACTTGGTGACCAAAAGCATCTTGTGTTGCGCCTTTAGCTTTAAAATTAAGTTTATCAACATAAGATTCTACAGCCAATCTCATTAACTGTATGGACCTATCACAAGGATAAAAACCATCATAAGAAAAGAATTTTATTATAGCATCACACTTGAGGGTGAAATTCGTAGGATTGTATCCAGCCTCTGTGTGATCTTGTTTAACAACATCAAAATACTTCATGAAATCACTATTAGAGTAAGTCTTAAAGAAATCAGAATTTGCACTTGACGTCAAGTTTGGAGCCCCACCGACCATTGTGAGCCAGTCTTTATTCTCAGCAAGGAAATTACCCTCATGAGTCTCCAAATACCTCTTCATGTGATTGGTAATTCTAAACTCTGGGATTATACTATAATCTTTTCCTAAACCTCGAATTGTCTCTCTAAACTTATCATAGGAATCATAAGCCGGCTCTTTACCAGATTGGTTTCCAGCTTCCCATAAAGTATCACCAACGAAATATCCGGGCTCTGTACCGTCTTCCTCTCTTTCTGGGACCTGGCGACTATATAGGCCACTAACAGGGTTGGTATTACCACCAGAGGCAGTGAATGGTGAGTCCAATACAATACCCTGGTTAGTCGCACTAAATCCAAGAACCGCATTGTCAGACACAGATGCTGATAGGTTTCCTGACATAACAGTCAAACCAGTCTTGGAATTGTCTACTATAAAACCAGTGTACTTAGCTAATGGTCCGTCATTCGTGTTGTCACCCATGGAATAGTGTGAAACAATCTTCAGATTTCCTAAATCTGTGGAATTTACAATATCAATAGGTTGGCCTTCATTAAAAATAGTTGTAACAATATCATTATTGAAGCCGCCGAGCCCAGATCCGGATAAAGAGCCCGTAAGGAAAGTTACTTCATCTATATGACCCCTAAAGCCATCTGTTGCAACTTGGTTTGCACCGGCACCGGAATTGTGTGGAGGATTACCTCCAATGACCACAAAAGAACCAATCCCACTAGCTGGGGCTGATCCGGTATTAGTTGTTCCACTCGCTGTTGACGTTGCAGGAATACCATCAACCCAAGCCAAATACTTTCGATCGGAAGCGCTCTTGTAATACCAAGCAAGCACTATGTGGTGCCAGTTATTATCACTTAAGTTTTGACCAATCAGATTACCTTCACCGTTTGAAGGTATATGGGATACTCCCGCTGGGGCCCGACGACCTCGGGGCCAACCTACATTAAAGTAAAGATCTCCACCCTCTAATCTGATATCAAAAGTCATTGCTTCATCATTACCAGCAGTATCCGACCTACCCATAGAAACAAGACTAGAGGATAAGTTGTGTGACGGGTGTTCTGACTTAAACCACAGAGAAATTACTGACTGTGATAAATAAGTCATGTTTAAGGGGCCATTTGAATGAGCAGAGGATGCGGTAAGATAGGCTTGGCTACCAAACTTAACACTCTTGGTACTCACTGCTGCGTTACCCAAGTTCTGACCATGGTGGAATATGGTATATAAGTTTTGTAACTGTCCACCACCTGATGCTGTACCCGGGGTTTTCGGCGGTTCCGTAGCAGTATCCCACTCTTCTCTGGCATCCAAAACAAATGCACTCATCCTTTCTACTTCGAAATCTAATTCGTTATCGTCTTCCGTTTCGACTCGATCTGATCTGTTGGATCTCCAAACTCGACCCATATAATCTCCAAAAGCAGGGATTCCAAAAGCGGATTCACCAAAACCTAAGTCAAAGGTTATGCGAGACCGTGTACCAGACAAATAAGTGTTTTGTGCTTGCGGGTAAATTGTTTCTCGATAAGAGAGGAACTTAAATTCGCCGGCGGTGGTATCGTCTGACGAATTAATGTAAAGATCAGTTACTGTATCGTAAGCCCCTCTCGAAGTATTTTTAAGATCCAAAAGAGAATTTAGATTGTCATCAGAAAACATATCCTTAATATTAGCATATGAATATCTTAAACCAGTATTGACTTTTGGATTTCTGGGATCAATTGAATTTGGATCTCTTGAATCTAGTAAATTATCAGATTCCAGAACATGAACAATTGGCTTGTATTTTGATGTAACGGGGGCTTCTTTGAATTGCCTTAGTTGTCCTCCGAGTTGCTCTGGGATAATTGCGTCCCCCTCGTTGTTTGTGAAAATCTTGTTTGGTTCTGTTGTAACTGAGAGGATATTATTCCTTCTTTGATATCTAGCAACCTGATTTTCGCCCGTCCTTATTTGTTTCCAAGAAGGATGCTGATAAGGACCATTACGAAGGAGAGTCAGGGCATGAGTTCCGTCTGTGGCGCTACTTACACCCCCACAAGCCAAATCATGCGGGAAAGCAGAGGCACTTAACAAATTCTCGCTCGAAATCACACCATCGACAACAATTGTGTTATGTGCGGCAAAGGGGGTCGCGACACCCTTATTGTTAACTAATTGACTAGCACTAACAAAATTGTAAGCCGGAACAACACCAAGAACAGAAGAGGAGACTTCCCCATCTGTTGGTGCGTGCCCATAGACTTCAGCTTTTGCTGGATATGAAAGAAATGAAGCAGTAAACCAACTGTATTGCAAATCACTGCGAGGAATAGGTGCCGAATACCAACCATTGTTGTAAACCGATGCAGTTATGACTGAACTGCCTGGTCCTGTTTGATCAGCTGCATATTCTATTCTTCTTAATATATTCCTGGGGATCTTATGGTAAGCCCCAACAGTATCGTAGTTTTCTTCCTTAATAGAACTATAACGATTGTCAATACCAAATTTCCCTTGGTGCCTGGTTAGCAGGCTTCTTAAACCTTCTCGACCAGCACCAGGCAAAATGTTTGAACGAATTGTGTTAGCTTCACCGCTACCACTTCCACGAACAGACAAGTTTCGGAATGATAGTACATTATAGGGTGAATGCTCCTCTGCAATTATATCCAAGTACCCTCTTGAAGAAACTTCAGGACCACCTGGAGCAGAGAATCTGCTTACAATTATTGAATCCGAGCCGGTTAGATCCCGTCGAGGTAGAGTAAATTCTGTATCAGATGCTACTCTATTTGACGTGCTATTTAAGTCTATTGATGAAGGGCCAAAAATATTCCCTTCTTCAGTGGAGCCGGCTACACCTATCAGGCTGTGTACGTTCGTTGTTTTTGGCAACGTTACAGCATGTCGAGAAGGGAGACTAACTCCTTCGTTTTCTTTGAAGAACGCATTGTTCTGTGTTCTTCCTACAGAGCTTACATATTCTATGCTGCTCGAATAGTTACCTACTGTAGATCCAGTGGTACGGATGTTTCTAATGTTGACTGGACTCTTAGCTGTTAAGCCTCTATAATATCTTCCCCTAGGAACATCCTTGTCATAATCACCTGTTGTTGTATAGGTTGGACCAATGATACCAACAGCCCTATCGCTGTTGCCTAGAGTGGTACCCATCACAATGAACCAATCTTCAGGTCGATTTGAAACCTCATCTAAGTCACTAGGTGTTCCCTTTCCAGAATCGAAACGGTTGATATCAACATGTCGATGCTGCATACCGCCAACATATTTTTCTGTAAACGGACCCTGCATTGGGACCTCATTGTCCGGACCATATGTATCAACATGGAGATTAGTAAAATCTACTCCCGCAGTAAAATTAAGATTAATATTATCATGATACCCACCACTTAATTGTACGTCATGTTTGTATAGATTAAATGGAATAACCAGGTCACCCTTGAGAACATTATAATCATATTCGTCGGACCCTGCACCATCTGAATTATTTGCTGCAATAAAGTTCCACTTTTTCTTATCTAATTCAACAGGAATAACCTGGTCCGTTGAATCTGGGAAATCATCAATATTAGATTCCTTAAATAAAATAAAGTTATTTGAAGCTGTTATATCATAAGGCCCAACTTCAAAAACTGTTGTAGGACCAAATTCAGTTGTCGCGAGGTGTGCGTATCTAATGTTTTTGTTTTTTCTAAAGTTTACGCCGCCATGAATAGGGAAGTCGCCTTCAAAACGAGCAGCAAAAGTTTTACCTCTATCCTCAAAGCTGTCCCTCTCAGGGGACGAGGCTGAAAGGATTCTCTCCCTGGCTCTATCTACATCGGAATCCCCTGATGTTATAGATGGATGATTCCTTTCAGCGTTTGTTAACCACCAATAAGAATTCTCACTTTGTAGTTCAGAGATAGGAGGAGCTTTGTATCCAAAAGAAGAATACTTGAAACTGGGTAGAATCTTTGTTGTTTTCGAAAACGGTCTTTCATTACCCGGTGTTCGTGTCAGAGATTCAAAATCAGTGGCTCGACTTCTTAAGGTTGGATACTTGTTGTGGTGTTTGTTTCTTTCGAAAATGTGACTCTCAACCATTGTACGCAAACCCTCTGAAATGTTTGCAGAGGCCGGCATCATTTGGTTCAAAATCACAGTGATTGAATTATCAATCCACTTATAAAAATCAACGTACTTATCTAAATCAGGAATGTTATTAATTCTTTCAAAGAAAAGCTGTCTTAATTTAGTTAATTCTTTATAGTTGGGACGATACCTGTTTACTGGTTCGCCAATCAAATTATTAAAATCAACAATGGTTGCAAAGTAATCAATCATCTCCTCAGAGATGGTTTGATACATGCTTTTTTCTATAGAGAAAAAATATTGAGTTGGTCGACTTTCTCTAGTAAAAGTAGCGTCGTCCTCATCAACTATGTTGATCATATCATTGCTAAAAATAGTTTCCGGCAATTGTTGTTTCGCAATATGAAAGTGTGTTTTCTCAATGGAAGATGTGCTATTTGCAGCGAAGAAATCACCTCGGCCGGGGTTCTTTCTTTTTGTGATAGATCCTATCTCATCGTATCTTTCAGTCAAAGAAGTGGAGCCAGATGAGTAGTCAAAAATTTCAAACCTACCACTTGCATCCGAACCGGTGAGTGTTTCAAAATCCCAATTAAGAGCCAAGGTTTCGATCGCAGGCGTATATACTTTATTCGCTCCGGTGTGGAATAACGATAAGTTCCTATATGGATTCTTCAATCCAAAATTAGTAGGATCTTTGGCGTGAGCTTTAATTGTATCATTGTCCACATATTCATACCAAAACCTCAAAGAAGAAGCCTTGATATCCGTGCTTTGCAACACAGAGCCGGTAAAATTGGTTCTGTGGGCACCCATATACAATCGTTTAGAACCTGAAATAAAACTTTCAGCTAAAGCGGTATTAACAGAAGTAGAGGCGCTAAATTCATGAATGACCTCGTCAAGAATAGTATTGACACCATAGAACTCCACGGTGTAACCCCTATTCGAACCACTTGTCCCGGCCACCATATTGTTTTGCTTATATTTGTCGTGTCTAAGCCTTACAGCAAAATTCCATTTCGTATCGTCGTAAACATCATCAAATACACTACTTGTCAGCGCAGGAAAGGGAAATGGACTGGAAGATGTAAGTTTAAAATACGCATCTTTTGCGTCGTAATCCGAGTCGAGTGAGCTAGTCCTAATTGCGTATACTTGAAAGTTGGCTGCGTCATCAGGAGCCCACGTCAAATCAGTAGCTGTCGCGACACTGGCTGAGTGGACACCAAAAAGAGACGAAGTAAAAAACGAAACGGAGTGGTATCCTATCTCATCGGGATTTTTCTTTTTGGGAAATACAACCTCTGCTTCTATTGTGCAAGGCATATCTCTTAGAACATTTGAACTAGTAATGTAGCCTAAAGCAGAATTTATTGGATACTGATACACATTCGCTGTGTTTCTGTCCGGATGGCTGAAATCTACTAGAGTCTTTCCTACAACCGTGGTGCGAAAATTGTCTTTAAATTGATAAAGAGCATTTTGCCCATAGATGTTAAATTTAACTAATTCATCGTCAATTCCAAAACATCTGGCCAGATTCCTAAAAGATTTTTCAGTGCCTTTTGATTTATAGATATACGCTAAGTTATTATAAATGTTATGATAAATTAAGTTTTTAACATCATGTAAATCTTGTTCATAGTTTCTCTTCTCATCGCGAGAAGATAGTTTTTCAATTATTTCCGCGTCAATAAAAAGTTCTGGAGTTGTTAGACCTAAGCCTTCCAACAAGCGGTTAGCAAATGGAAGCGGCTTTGCGCTTGAACTAATACTAGCGCTTGTATAGGTTGAATAAGTTGCTTCCCTTAAAGTAGGTAAAGCCTCAATCTGAAGTTGTAAGGTGTCAAAATAACTTGAAAGTATTTGCACCAAGTTCTTTATATTACCACCATTTTCAATATCTTCATCAATAACCCAACGAGGAAGCATATTATAAAGAGCAGAATTATTTTGAACATCATGAGCAGAACCAGAAGATTGTTTCTGTCCTGAATATTTTTCTACATCTGGATGATAAGAATAGATAATGGGATCTTTAAATTCTGTCTTTGCTGCACTAGCAGACAAAATAGCCGAGCCAACATTTCTTGAATTAGAACTGTATCCTGTCCAGCTACCATTAGAAAATCGACCAGAATAATCTAATACCACTGAATCAGTAGAATCTACAAGAGTTATACCTTCATTGAATTTATAATAAACCCCAAGATCGACTGGATTCCTATCATTATATTTGTCATCATCAGTGTTGGTGCCACCGTGAACTTGAGTAAACCAATGTCTACCGATATTCTCAGGCGTTCTTTCAGTTTTCCAATATCTAAATTCATCCAGAGATGCTGATAATTTACCCCAGCCTGCGGCGGTTCCAGAGGCTCCTGATACAGCTGCTTTTAAAGCGCCTAGGTAGGCGTTTAAAGCGCCGGTAACTTCATTGATTGAGCCAGTACCAGTTGGGTTAGCAGTGTGGTTTAAAGTGCCGTCAACGTACAAAGAAGCGGATATATCACTAGCACCACTAAGGAATGTAAAAGCATAATGTTTCCAGTCCTTTAATGATGTTGTAGTGAGGTTCGTACCAATTGGTTGTTGGTGGAAACCTTTGGTTCCCGACATGACGGTAACTCTAAATGGAGAACCAGATGCACCGCCGTCAAGTTCAATTCTTAAACGACCATATCCTGCACCCGTAGAGGCTTCTCCATTCCAAAGATCGAAAACAACTTCTTTTTGAGTATTATCTGAAATCTCGAAAGAATCTTTTTTAAGCCAGAATTCTACCGTTACTCCACGAGATAAATTAAATTCTAAATTAGATTGTCTATTACTATCGACATCATATACATTAGAACCAGAAAACCCAGCCTTAAGCACCTCCATACTTGAACCAGTATGTGGGCCGCCCTTAATATCTATATATTCGTAGTCTGCTGCAGCGGGGACACCATAACCCTTAACTAAAGAACCCTGCCTTGTTCCCCAACCATCGGCAGAAAAAATAACATACCCATTTGTTCTTGGATATTCATTATCAAAAATATATTTGTCGACGTAGGAAGAGGAGTTATGCCAAGCTGTTTTTTCACGTAGTGAACCATCATAAGGATAGGTCTGATAGATCCTCTTAATAGCGTTATCGTAATATTCTTCCGCTAATCCGTATTTAGCAAAGTTGGCCGGATCGCTATAGTCGATAGGTGGTATAAACCTTTCCCTATCTGCATCATGTTGTTCGATAAATTCACTAGATTCACCTATCTCTCTTGCGGTCTTGTCGGCACTTTTCAACGAGGAAAGCTTAAATGATTCCCTATTTTTAAAAAGATCTTTAATACTCATTATTAATCAACTCTGAATTTGAAGGTTTCCGGTTGTTCTCGATAATTCCCATCAGGCATCTTATAAAGAAACTTGAAAGCATACATGTAACCAGATTCTAAAATGTCCACTGGAAAATCAAAATAACTCCCCGAGACATCGTATGAAAATCTAGTGTGATTGGTAGATCCTGTACCATAACCCACAACTTCGAATTCATCAATTGTTCTATAAACTTTGTAATATCCATCTTCAATTATCGAAGACTCTGCGTCACTTGTAGCCTTGTTATAAATATTTGGATTCCAGTCTTTTTCTCTAATATAAACCCTGAACCTCGTTGTCTCCTCTTCGCGAGAATACGAGTCTTTTAAATTTGTTATCTTGGAAATATAACTTGGATGAGGGTTATAATCTACTGAATTAAAAGTTTTCACCTCTATGGCTGAACCAGTATAATATTCTGTTGAGCCACTATGCCAAACAGGAAAGATTGTGGTAATAGAACTACTAGCATATGCAAAAGAGGCTGAATATATACCAGTCGTACCAATATATCCCCCGGTTATATTTACCTGACCGGTGCCTGTCTGAATTCCACTAACTTTCGTGTCGCCACCAACTGGAAGAAACAATTTATCTCCAGAAGGTTCGGTATTATCAGAAGAGCCAGAATAAATACTAACTAATATCGGACCAGGACCTACACCTGGAACATCAGATATTCCGGGAATATTTCTCAATTGGCCTCGAATATTATTGTATAAATATATCGTATTCAGGTTTTCAGTTCCGGTAGCTAACGAACTGCTTAAGAAAAAACTACCTTGATTGTCTTTTGTGGAAGAATCCCAGCGAGCCTCAATTACGGGCCTCTTAAGATAATACTGCGAACCCCTAGCAAAGAATTTCTTGGTGTAATAAGATCTTGCAGCACCCTCTTGTGCATTGGGAAACATAATTCCAACACCATAATTTGGTTTCCAACCGAGTTGGCTATCCGAACTACTAAGCCACTGTTCAACTAATGTTGTTATATCTGTTTCAATATTTTCATTTCCTGCTGCGAAAGAAGCAGTAAAAGAAGAAGAACTATCAGAATAAAAATCTCCACCGGTTGTGGCCCAGTCGCTGCCGCCACCAGAGAAACCAGCAACAGTAATCTGTGAATCTGCAATTGTTTTTGTTATGATATTGTTTCCTGAAGTTCCAGCTGTTGCTTGTGTCAGCGTTATAGTTGTGCCGTCGCGACTTGTGCTAATTGTGCCGCTGTGATGGTGATCAATGGCTGCGGCGAGGTTTGTTGCAATAGTCGTGGTGCTATCTCCCGATGTCCCAACAATCGGGCCTGTCGGACCTTCCGATCTGGTGGTGCCTTGACCGTTTGCATCAAAGATATAAACTAGTTGTGTTCCCGCAGTGTCTTTTATGGTAATCGTTTTGTTGTCGTATGAGCCTCCGGTATTCCCAGCAACAACAATTGTCGCGGTTGCTTTCACATTTCCACTTGCAGCATTTATCCAATTCGAACCAACATCATCATAAGTAAGGTCCGAATATCCCTCCATGTCCAAGCCATAACCTTCTTCCCAAGATCTTGTTATGGCGGAAATGTTTAAATTAAAATCTTTCGGCAATGTCTGGGAATGTTCAGCATTGTACATTCTCAAAAAGAAGTTAACACTTCCACTAGCTGGAATCTTGCCATCGGTTCGGTCAGAGGCTATCTCGGTTGTAGGAAACTGAATTAGGATTCTTGAAAGCTCAGACGAGGCTGTGCTTTCTTGACCATATATAGTAAAAACTTCCAAGACATCAGCCAGACCCATATTTGAACCAGTGCCCCTAGTGGTAAGGTTTGATTCAAAAGCATTGGTGATGGTTGTGTCTAAACTAGCGCTATATCTCTGAATTCCCATTATCTTACAGTCCCTTGAATATCGGTATCTAAAAATCTTATTTCATAAACAACATCTTCTGGTGCTATTAGATACCTTCCGTCAAAAGAGATGTGTTCTTCTACATTGAAACTTATGGTAGAGTAAGCCCCACCGGTTTTTCTAACTATTGTTACGTCTGCTGTATCTGAGACCCCAGGAACCTGGTTTAATATACGATATATGTTCGATATTGATATCGCCTCGGATATTTCTCCTATACTCATAAACTCTTTTCTTAAGGCATTCTCTGCTCTTCTAAGAGCCGTGTGTTTATTTGATTCTTCTTGTGAAACAATTGTAAAATTTATTCCAATATTAACTATCTTCGCATCTAAGATATCAATCGTATCATTTACCATTCTATACTGATTCAACCAATTTTTAAGATTATTTTTAATCGTATCATTGGTTTTTGTAAGATTACCATTAGTATCTTCTGATACAACAGAGATGTTTAAATTTCTTTTCATCGCGTCTGGATCCTGCAGGATGTTACAGCGCTTAACTGAACCAAACTTACTAGGCATCATGTAAATTAAAGCCTTATAATCTTGAGCCGTTACGGCCCTGTGTTGTGAAGTAAAAGAATCAAATATCCTCCTTTTTATTTCATCCGTGGATGGATAAGTTACATCACCGACAATCGGTTCA